TACTAGTCCAAAAGCAGCTACGTATATAATTGTGTCAAATATAAAGTTTTCTATCTTACGTTTCATAATGTTTGTTTTAAAGGGGGATTGCTCCCCCTGTTTGTTTTATATCGTTGTTAGGTCTATTGGGTTTTTGTAAACTCTGTTACCTACTGCGTACCCTGCATTCCAAAGTTCCTCTCCTGCACCAATTTCTACAACAGTATAGTAGTTATCATTTTCCGCTACTATCTTATCTGTATATATTGAATTACCTTTTTTGTAAGTTATTGTACGGTCTTTAAAAATAATTGCTGTCATAATGTTTGTTTTTAATTATGATGCTAATATATAAACAATATTTTAATTAACCAAATGTTTATAAAACTAATGTATGTAATACTTACCAAAGTTAGGCTTACTTAATATAGAGTAGCAAGAATATCTGGCAGCATCAAGCGTGTGGTTAAATAAATCTTCGGGTACGTTAGTTATCCTACCTGCTCTATCTTCTTTCCACTTATAGCTTCTAAACTCTTTTATCATATTCTCGCTATCCTTTGTTACGTGGAGTTTATACCTTTTAAGTAGGTCTATCCCTGCTAGTACAGAATTAGCACCCTTATAGGACTTCATTACCTTGTGTCCGTATCTACGCAACTGTTCTATTATTTCAGGTCTTGCACTATCTGCATAAGTCATACCTAATACCTCTACTCCTTTTAAGTATTGGTGTATGTCCTCTGTTGTCATCTTATTTCTATACAGCAGTTCTTTAAAGTATAGGTTGTGGTCTTTTTTGTATGTTGCTATGTGAGTTGTAGGATGGTTAAATCCAAAATCCATACCGAGTGCCACAAGCTGTGCATCATCAGGTATGCTATCAATCTCTGTATATTTGAATATAGTTGCTTTAGATATTGCTCTTTGTCCAAGTCCATATATACGCCAATAGTTCTCATCTGTGTCTTTTAGTAGTTCTATCTCGCTCCTTATGCTATCGTCTATAAATGGATTGTCTAGGTAAGTAGTGTTGTATATTTCTACATCTTCTCTTGGCTCTAGTCTTTCCCATATCCAATGGTACTCATCAGAAGGGTTAAGGTCTCCTATAATCTTTCCTGTTGTTCTAAATGCTAACTGTTGGAATGCTTCTCTATCAAGTTCATTCATCTCATTACAGAACAGCAAATCTCTTTTACGTCCTCTTACTTTCTGACTTTGGTCTAGGCTAATAAACTCTATAAGGTTGCTGTCTAGCTTATACTCGTGGTTTGACTTGTTGTGCTTCTCATCATCATACAAGTCCATATTTTTGAGTATCTCTATAAAGTCTCGCATTACAGTACCCCTCAATGCAGGAAACGTCTTACGGCATATAGTTATAATCTTGTTCTCGTTGTGTTGACAATAGTGTAGAATAATCCACAGGAGGACATTGTATGTCTTACCGCTCCTAGTTCCACCTACTTCTAATGTTATCTTCTTATTAGAGTTGGTTAGATGGTTGTAGACTTTATTTACTTGTATTGTGGTCAATCACTTCTACCTTAAAACTCTTTTGTTTTGTATCGTGCTTTATTTCTCGCTTTGTACCATTCAATCTGTGCGCTTCATCATCATCACTAATCAGCTTCATTAGTCCTATTTGTAATGTTGCGTTATCACTTTCGTACCACTTCTTACGCATCTTAACTTTCATATCAGAACGGTTTTTTTGCAGTAGGCTTTTTATATCGTCTACTTCGTCTAATTTATGTGTGTAAAAAGTTTGCTTGGAGTAGGGTACATATGCCATAATATCCCCTATGAATAATAGGTTATTTTCTTTGATAGCATCAATAGCCTGTTGTTTTATTTCTTCTGTATTATACATATAAGTATAACGTAATTAGTTTACTTTTTTAAAACACTAAATTATATATGCTATTCCAAATAGCTATCGTCATAATTCCTATTACTATCCAAGCTAATATTTTTGTGTGGTTTATTTTCATAGTATTACTGTTTCAGAAGCATTGTATATAGTTGCTTGTTGGTTTCTAGGTCTTATATTGTTACTGCGTGTTTCTTTTAACTCGTTTCTTAGTTCGTCTATCTGACCTTTTAGTTCAACTATCTTTTCTTCTAGTACTCTGTTTTCGTATAGCATAGTCTCAACAGTAGCAACAGTACCCTTTTTAGTGTACAAATTATACACCCTATCGTATGCCTCTTTGAATGCAGGGTTGTGGTTATAATCCCAATCAAAGTTATTTAGGGAATGTATCACAGTTGCGTGTGTCTGCCCTAGTGTACCCCCCATAGCCTTGTAACTCATTTTAGTAGTTAGGGTTAGTATCTTGTAGTATATCTTTCTTGCAAATACTATTTCTCTGTGTCTAGTGTTTATTGTTATGTCTTTTCCTGTTTGCTTCTCAATCAAAGTTTTTAGGTGTTGTATGTTCTCCCTGTTTCTTTGTGTAGTATTTAGTAAGAAGTTTTTGTATTTCATCTGTATAATAGTTTATTAGTTTCTCATTTGTGTTTTCGTATGCTCTTTGCAGTTCGCCTTTAAAGTAGGAATAACTTTTTATTAGTGTGGTCTTACGCATCATAGTTTAAAGCATCTAATATAATCATTTCTTCTTTAACCTCTTGGAGCATTTCTAAAGCATCTTCATAATCCCCTAACTTGATGGCTAGTTGTATGGTTTCCATATCGCTTATAAATCTTTTCATAACGTGCCTCTTAATGTGTAACTGTCTAGGTCTGCATCTTCTATAAAGAACATCCTATATCTGTCTATTGCTTCAAGAGTCTTACGTTCTCCTTCTAAATAGAAGTCCTCTGATACATCGTATATCGCTATGTCTAGTGTGCCTTTGTCTAAAGCTATAAATGTAAACTCTGTGTAAGGTATATTGAATAGTTGGCAGTATATATACACTTGTATATCATAACCGTATTTTTTAGCTGAATAGGGGAATGCTCGTATGTCGGTTGTAGTTTTTAAATCTACTATACCTTGCTTACCTAATACATCTGCTTTGCCTCTAAATGGCATCATATCTATATTACCAATAGCAGGTACTTCTGTTTTGCAATCAGTAATAAGTTGTAATGCCTGTTCGTTCTTAAAGAAAGCATCTATTAACCTTTCGTTTTCGCTACGCTCTTTTGCTGTAAAACATTCGCCATACTCCTCTACTGCTTCCTTAAACTTTTTAGCGTTTCTACTTTGTACGTCTATGAATTTTATCTCGCTGTATTTTTCAGGCTCTAGTATAGCTGTGTGGAATAAATGCCCTGCACGTAAAGCAGGAGATGTTTCATTCTTGCTATACTTTGTAATGTAGTGATATTTTTTTGGGCTTGTCTGTAACAATTTAATACTGCTGCTACTTAATGCGTGTTTACCTAAATGCCCATAATAAAAGCTATCATCATCCATTTTAGATAGTAACTCTTGTCTATCCCACTTCTCTCCGTTTAGTAATGTTATCATAATCTATATGTTTGTTATAATGTTTTCTCTTGTAGTTTCTCGTATAGTTCTTTGTAATCGTCTGCTAGTTCTTTTTGCTTATCTCTCTTTTGTCTTAATCTGTTTATAATTGCGTTGGCTTCTTTTATTTGCATCTCACAAGCTGTCGCATAAATATAGGAGTTTGTTAAATACTCCGTAACGTGTTTCAGTTCTTTGTTATCAGGGCTTTTCTCTAACCACTTTTGTATGATGTGTGATGCTGCTGTAAAGTCTCCCTGAAATTTAAGTTTTAGTAGTTCCCTGTTCATCCTTGTTTTTTAGCTGTTCTACTACTTGTTCTAGTATCATATATATTTTAACTATATGCTGTTCTAGTTCTTGTATTCTTGCTGATTGACTTGCTCGTTTCTTATTCATTCTTTTCATCTAGGTAATCGTTTGCATCTATGCATAAAGGATGGTCATCATCCATAGCAATATTAAATGTAGTTCTTAACCCTACACCTCTAAAATAGTCTATGCGTTCTTCCCAACTCATAGCAATAAAATCTTTATTATTCATATATGTTTGTTATTATAGCTTGTTTCTCTTGTAACAAATATACACTTTTATTTTGTTTATTGGTGTTCCACATTGTAGTTTTAGGACAGTACAGTTCTTCTTTCTTTAAATCCTTTAGGTCATTTAGCCAAAACATATAGTTTCCTTTAGGGTCATTTACAAAGTAAAACTTTTGTATGTCGCTATCCATTTTCATAAGATTGTTATACTTACCAACCTCTAGTATTTTGGTTTCATAGTACTTATCTCTAAACTTCATCTCAATAACACACTTTAATCCTTTAGGAGTAATACCCTGTGCATCGTATGGTAGCATTGTTTCGCCTGTGTGTACCAATCTCCAACCGTCTAGGTTAAGGGCAGTAACTAGGGCTTTCTCAAAACTATGTATTAAGTCTAGTTTCATATATCCTTGTTATTTGTGCTATCCATTCTTTTATACGTTTTGGGCTGCACGTACAAGGCTCGTGGTAAGGGTGTGCAAATAAATCAGCGTGTATCTCACATACAAATTTATACTGCACGTTTGTTAATTTGTTTCCAAGTGTAGCAAGAAATACCTGCCATTGTGATACTTGGTGTTGGCTCATTTTTCCTTTTGGCATATTATAATTCTATATCATTCCACTTCTTTCTACGGTCATCACACCCACAGTCAGGATATATCTTTTTGTAAACATATCTTATTCCTGTGTACTTGGTTATGTAATATACTAAATCTCCTAATCCCATTTTATATTTTTTTTAGTTATAGCGTATTTATATAACATATCTTTTTTAACTAAATATGCTTTCTTTTCCTTTACATCTCCCTTACCTACAAAACTACAAACAGATAAATTATTTTCTTCTATACAATTACGTATGTCTTTTGGCTTAAAAAAAGTTACACACTCTCCATCATACCACACCCAATAATCAGCTTTAGTTGTGCTTAATGCAGATGGCTTACCGTCAAATTCAATCTCAACTACTATATTTCCTGTGTATTTACTTTTCTCGTCTGACTTAACTTCTATCCCTGCTTGTATTTCAGGTATGAATAAATCGTAATCTTTACAATAGCCTTTTATCTTATACGCTTCAGGATATTTTTTTTGTATTAGATATAATATATTATACTCAACTTGCTCTCCTCTAGCTAAATCTCTGTAAAATGTTTGCATTACAACTTATCTTTTATCTTGCGTTTAACTTTCTGATAGGTATTGTAAAGGCTTCTATACTCTATGTTGGTTTCCCTAGATAGTGCAGATATATTGTTAGTGTCCTGTACAAGTTCAAATACCTTTTTGTCGTACCAATGCATCTCATTTAGTGCTTGGTTTACTTTGTCAAAGGCTTCTTCAAATATCTTTTCATCTTCTAACTCTACCTTTGTCTTTTCTTCTATTAAGTGTTTTATGTAATCGTCTGTTAGGTCTACAACTTGTGTACGCTGCTCCTTACGGCATAAATCTAAAAACATACTACGAAGCACCTTATAAATATAAAAGTCGTTTATATAGTCTTTATACGAG